CACTTCATCTTTGCTAATGCTCTCGTTTATCTAGCTTACAAGTTACCTTGTTCAGTTTTTCACTACCCCGAAAAGATCTAGTCTCTAGGAGATACCTGCCTGATTCAGCACGTTTATCTGAGTCTGTCGCATTCACATCCTCAAGGGTCTGGTTGTCTAACCCCGATCAGTATTGCGCTTCCCCAATGAAAAAACCACTTAAGTTAAGTATCTTGGTGACTCTCCTCAATGCTTGATTTGCATGAAGACAAGATACTTAGTTAAGTGGTCTAAAACATTGCGAGTCACTGCAACGCTTTCAGTATATACGATTATGCAAGTATTTCTACTTTTTCTTCAACTTTTTCTTCAATCGGATCAAACCACTCAGGATGTAAGAGCATTAAAGACTTAATCCTGGGAGCTGGAATTTTATTATTTCTTTTCCATTTATAGGCGGCTACAACTGTAATCCCTAAGATCTTGGCTACCTTGTACATAGATCCTGCTCTCTTCTCTAGTTCTTCAATAGTTATGTTATCTATTTTTTTTGTCATTCCTAGCTCCTTAAAAGATTTACTATACCACATTCAGTAAACCATATATAAGTATTAGGGTTTACCCTATTAGGGTTTAAAGTACAAAAATAATACAACAACCAATTGATTTAGTTAACCAGTATAGTAAACTACATTCATCAACAACAGGTTGATTAACTACAAAGGAGTTCCAAATGAGTATGTTAACTGTTTTTTATAACAGCGCAAATGTAGAGGTTTACTTTACATATGATGGTGGTCAAGTAGGGTCAACAGATAGCTTAGGCTTGAAGTATGAGCCTGACTTTGATGAGTACATTGAAATCGATGAAGTTGTTTACAACGGCATTGACATAATACCAGTCCTTAATGATGACAACTTAGATGAGATTGAGCAATTGGTATGGGCCAAGATCCAGGCATCACGCAACGAATATTATGGTGAATAACATGGCATTAGTAGACGAATTAGATGCATATAAACAGGGTTTTGCAGACGGCAAGCAATTTGTACTTGACATGATTTCAGAATCAACCCAACACAAATTTGTAGATGTAGCCCAATTAATAATCTGGATTAGACAACAACAGGAGTCCCAAAATGAAGTTAAATAATCGTAATGTTATAGACGTTGAAGTAGATGGTGTTGACCCAACAGATTACCCAGACTTTTGTGATGCATATTTTTGTTATGCAATATGGGAAGACACCAAAGAAGAATTAACTGATGATGAGTTGATTAAACTAACCGAAGAATGTGGTGATGCTCTCCATGAGATGGCATACGAATATTACATATAAGGTAAATATGAAAACATTTTCAATTTTTGAAGAGCTGAATAATATGATTACTCAGGGCTTTGCCCGAATCACAGATCCTGAAACATCAAAAGAGGCCGCCAAGAGTGTAGACGTTAGCAACATGGAGCAAGTCGTTCTGGACGTTATTAAAAGCTTTCCAGAGGGTTGTATTAGCCAAGAGGTTGAGTCTGTCCTCTCCCATGTCCGAGCATCATCAATTACACCTCGATATCGTCCTTTAATTCATAAAGGATTAGTAGTCGATACAGGCCAGAAACGCCCAGGGTTTTCAGGCCGCAATCAACGAGTAATGAAGGCAGTATGAGAATTGAACTAGATGGGCCATATAGTTGGTCATTTAAGAAAAGATTAGTAAACTATTTAAAGGAGATCCAAAATGAAATTAAAGCAAGAGTACGAAGATTTTATAGCTAAGAATTTAAAAGAATTCTATGGATTGCATTATTGTGAAACCTGTTTGGAATTACAAACAACCAATGACGAATGCTGTGGACACAAACACTTTCTCAGCTTTCAGGAGTTTGACAGGGAAACTCAGCGCAAAATAGTCTCAACAGAATTTGATCGCTATGCGTGAAGAGTGTCAGGGCGAGGGAAAGTACTGCGGAATTAAAAGGCATACCAAAGCCTTTAAGATTGAGCACTCTGACCTTTCGCTTGTAAAGTATCCAGGCTCATACAAATGTAGCACCTGTGATACTTTATTTGACTATGAAGTGGTTAATCAACAGATAATTTATAAGATTAGGAATAAAACAAATGAACACATACCAGAAATTGAATCTAGCGAGGAGCAAGTTTCATCAACAGAAGCTGAAGAAGTCGGGGCTAAATAAGTTTGCAGGGTACTCATACTTTGAGTTATCAGACTTTCTTATCCCCGCCTTAAATATCTTTCACGAAATTGGATTGTGTGCAACCATTTCTTTCACCAAAGAATATGCGGAAATGATCATAGTAAATGTGGATGCCCCCGAAGAACACACTATTGTGATCAGTTCTCCAATGGGATCTGCCGCACTCAAGGGATGCCATGAGGTACAAAATATTGGTGCAGTTGAAACCTATCAAACCAGGTATCTTTTTGTACAGGCACTTTGCATTGTCGAGCACGATGTATTAGATGCCACAACAGGCCAGACCCCAGTTAAACGTCAAACCCCCACAGATAGTGCTATAGAGCTTGATGAGGATGCTGAAAACAAATTGGTAGACATTGCAATAGGTATTGAAGATATCGTCTCACAGGGCGATATAGTGGGAGCATACAAAGAGTATTTAAAAGTAACAGATGACGAAGAGAAAACATTCCTTTGGAAGAAGTTAACTAGTACAACAAGGTCAGCAATCAAAAAACATGGAGAATCACTTAAATGACTTACGATAATACAAATAAAGGAGTTTTAGGGAAAAATAAAGAAAAAACAAAAGACACGCATCCAGAATATCGGGGCCAGATCAATGTGGCTGGAGTTGAATATTGGTTAAGTGCCTGGGTCAAAACAAACACAAAAGACAACAGTAAGTTTTTCAGTCTATCATTAACCCCTAAAGATAGAGATGTTCAGACCCCCACTCGTAGAGATCCGACCCCTGAAGATGATGATTCAATCCCTTTTTGATATTAGGGTAGGTGATTGAGGTTTTGATTGGACTCCTTCCTCTTTCATCTACCCGCCTCTAGGATTTATATGTTAATAGATGCTTTGATTTTTGCAACAGTTACAATATTATTTTGGACTTTGTTTTCAATATTTTTATTTATAGCTTTATGGTATTTAACAAAAGATTAATTTGGGGGGTCATACTTAACTTAGTACCTATCCTGGTAGATGAGAAATGCTAAGTTCTATACAGTTCCCCAAAGATTTGACTGTATAGACCCTATGATCCTGGCGAGGGGCGGGAAATCTACTATCCCCTCAACTTATAACCTTGCCTTCTTTTAACTGCGCTATAGTTAATCCTGATGTATATTGAAAGTGAGCAAGTTCTTTAAAAGACTTCCAGTTACCCGCCCATTCTAGGCCGCACGCCTCCCCTATTTTTCCTACTTGGTCCCAAACGGGATGAGATCCATCCCAATCCGGTTTGCCAAGCACCAAAGGGACAACATCCACAGCACAACGATGGTTATGAAAAGAATCTCCTGATCGTGCGTTAGTGACGATTTTCCCCGGAGTTGTGCGACCTTGTTCATAAAGCGCATTTTGGCTTTCATTATCACGGTATGTTGATGTAACAAGAATATCGATGCCTGCAAGTTTACAAGCCTCAATAAAATTCTCAACTCTTGATTTAACTTGCGGCAATAATTCATTTAAGTCTCTTGAGTTAATCATTTTGGTGATGTAGGTGTAGAGTTATAAAGCATTTCAGATTTCTTCTGACTAGATTGACTGCTACCAAAGTAAAACGCTGTAACCTGTTCTGCCTTTGCTGATAGATAACCAACCAAAGTACCCGCCATAGCACTTTCAATATGCGAATAACCCATCAGAGTACCAAAGATAGTAGCTATAAAAGATCCAACAATAATCAACGCAAGAGTTGGGACCAAATAGGAATGCGTAGCTATTTGCATATTCCTGGCTGATGTTCTGTCTGCAACAGCCAGTTGTTCAAAGTTTAATCCAAGAGTCTCCTCAGTCTTTTTCAGGTCTAATTCAGCCTGTTTAATGGCTGTTATTTGTTCAGAAGTTAACTTTCCATCATCCATCATTTGCTTGGCATCATCTTGAGATACGCCCAATACTTTAGATACGGCCTCGTATGCTAGGCCACCAAAGGGTCCAGCAATAGCGGTTGCAATAGTGGGGGCAATTTGTGTTAACCAACTCATAATATATCCTTACAGTATTTTGGAACAAACCCAGTCTCTTTAAATATTTGAAAGCACTCTAGCGTTTTAGTGTCGCTATAAAAGCGTTTTCTAAACTCAACATCAATCTCATGTTTATATTTGTCTGTTTTGTACATATGATCTATTTCATACATTAAACCAACGCAGGAAAGCATAAACACAATTACGCAAATGCAAATGACAATCTTGTAGTTGATCTCGTCTTGCCTTCTTTGCCGATCCCTTGATTCAATTGCATCCTTTTTTTTTGAGCCGCTTCATACTTTGCTCGATCAGCAATTAATTTAGCCTGCTCTTTTTCAAACTGATGCCACAAATCTCCAAGCTCTGGAGGGCTTTCATAAACCAACATCTGCCTTAGATCATATTGCGCTTGTTCTAATTGTTTTCTAGCCAATATATTTTCTAATGCTTGAGCCTGTATTGACTTCCCTTTGGGCGGATTCTTTTCTCTTTCTTTTAACTCAACATGAGCCTTTTCACTGTGTTCGAAAAAGTTACCCAAGCCCATTGAAATTTCATGCAAAACACCATAGGCCTCTTTGCCGGTTGCCTTAAAGTCTTTGTAAAGCGCTACCCCTTGCTTAACCGCAGATAAGACAGTTAGGCAAGCGCTTATTGGTTCGATCATCGCTTCCAGAATTGTATAAATGCAGTCAACGCAGTAAAGAACCCTACAACAATAATTATAGGTTTAGCCACACTAGCTATCCAACCAAGGACTTTAAACGCCCCTTGGACGTTATTAAAGGCTTCCACCATACCTTTGGTATTGATATCAATCTCGTCAACCTTGGCCTCTAAAGAAACCAATCTTTCATAGATTTGCTCGTGTGTTACGGTTTCCATGTTATTTAGCCTTTTGTAATTCTCGCTTGAGTTCTTTAATTCTTTCAGGATTTTTTTCTGTTGCAAGTTGTTGATTTATTTCGTTACGATAAACCGGATTACTTGCTTTAATGAACAATGATCTCATGGCAGGACTTAGTTCTTCAGCTTTATTGGCTCTTCCTAAATCTTGTGTTCCAGTTACTTCACCCATAGCTTCATTAGCTTTTTTCATAGATTCTTCATAGGGCGTGCCGTATCTATGAAGCATATAAGCACCAAGGCCACCAGCACCAAGCATTCCAAGCATAGCCCCAATATGAGAAAAACCACTTTCTTTTGGATTTATATTTCCTTTAGCATACTGTTTTGCCTCAGAAATATATTTGACTAAATCAGGATATTTTTCTGGATTTGCATTTATATGGGCTTCTATTTCATGTATTTTTGCAGGCGCTCCTCCTTGGGATTTAGCCATCTTACCGCCTAATACATTATGAAAAACATCTTCCCATGCTTTATCAAATTGTTCGGTAATATGTGGATGTTCTTTTAAGTTTTCTGTTCCCGCCAATCTATTAGCTATTTGGTTGTAATATTTATTGTAAGGTTCTTCTTCTTTTAAAACCTGAGCTTCGGCTTTTGTTCTTCTAGGAATTGCCGCACCTTTAACTTCTTTTTCAGGAGTTGGTTGAGTTTTTATTTGCTCAACTCCACCCTGAGAAGGATTTTCGGCGGAATTAGTTAAATTACCTGACTCTTTTGTCGCATTTGTTGAAGCAGTAGTTGCTTCTGGGAATGCGTTTGATTCTCCACCACCACTAGCAGATGTATTTGTACCAGACTGATTTTGGCCCGTAGGAGATCCACCACCTTCTACAGGATTCGGTTGTACGGTTGCAGGCGCTTGCATTGGTGGTGCAGGCGGCTCCATTGTAGGAGCAGGCGGATTCTGTGAGGCTTGTGCAGGCGAAACAGAAGCTGACTGTGATGCAGGATTTACTACTCCTGTAGCAAAGTTAGCCATATCCTGTGAACTTGAGCCAATTGATGCAGGCGCTGGAGCTTGAGTATTTGGTAAATTTACAGGCGCATTATTGGCAGGGGGGCTTACATTAAAATTCTGAGATTTTGGTGCAACGCCTGCTTTAGCTTGTAATTGTTGTGTTTTTAATTGCTCTCTATTAAGTTGTTCTTGTTTTTTTGCAAGTTCAAATCTTCTTAATTCGGCTTGGTGTTGAGCTTCTTCAGGGCTAACATTTGCAGATATTCTGTTAAGTTTTTCTTTTTGTATTCTATTTTGTTCAGCGTATTGTCTTTCGCTTTCTGACGGGTAAATCCTACTAATAGCATTTTTTGCAATTTGATTAGCCGCCATACCGCCAACACCTAAAGCGGCGGCTCCCAACCCTAGCTCTAAAGGGCTTAGATTGTGTAACTTTTCGAGTAGGGGTGTTGATGGAGGTTCAAAATTATTTGGTTGAATAAAAGCGGGAGCTTGTTGTTGCTCATTTTTTTTCTCTTCAACTTTTTTTGTTTCTTCTGGCAAATCTTCCCATTCACCATATTTAGGATCACTCATAAACTTTCCTTCTTGCTTTTTTGCCAGTTGCAGGGTTTATTCCTTCTTCATAGTGAAATTTTCTTTCCTCAACTTTAGGTTCTGTTTTTATTACAGGCTGTTTAACATTGACTTCTGGTACAGATGGAGTTGTCGCTACCGCCCTAGAAACCAATGCCGGATTTATTTTGTTTGTTTCTGTTGCTAATACATTACTTGGTGTATTTATATGTATTTGATTTGCTTCAGTAGCATTCTTTAATTTAAGATTCTGTATTTCAGGATTTTCATTAAATTCTTTTACCCATGAACTTACATCAGGGACTTGCCCTGGACGTAATGTTTTTTTCTTTTCTTGAATAAAATTAGAATACATATTAGCTATTTGCCCATATGTTTCATCTTGAATAGATTTAATGTGTCCGGCTTGGAAACTATCCATTACTGAATGAGGAAGATTAGGTTTAATACCAGGAACGCCACCAGTATCTTCTATTTCTTTTTTTGCTAAAGCTATTTGGTAATTGTTATTTAAATATTCATTTATTAAATCTAAATTTACACCCGTTTTGGCGGCGATTATTTGTGCTTTCTGTGCCAAATCATCTTTTCTTGCCGTAATATTTGCTGTGCTGTTTTGACTTTTTGCCAATTGATTGGCCCTGTCCATAATATCTTTTTCTGTTTGTACTTTACCATTTGCATCTACCCATCCAGTACCCTCTTTATATTGCAAACCTAAATTGAATCCTCCAGAATTATCAATTGATTTGTTAACATTTGCTGTTTTATCTAAACCATTTACATGAGAAATCATAGCTTTAGCAGAATTCTCTATGGCTCTAGTATCTCCACTTCCAATCGTATCTATACCAGTTATGTAAGCCCTTGTCGCAGGGTCTACACTAGCAGAATAAAGTAAAGGTGCAATTTGTCTATTTCTTTTGGCGGCTGTAACAATTGTTGGTGCATTTTTTTCTAAAGGTACAGCATTTTTTTGTAGATCGCCATAAAGTATTGATTGTGTCTTATTTATATCGGCAACATTTACCCCCAATGCTTTATACATTGCACTTTGTGCAGGAGTCATGTCTGATTTACTGGCAATGGGTCCAATAGCCTCTTCCTCTTTAGGATTTAAAGGTTTAAAGTTACTGTCCTCATTTCTTCGAAATTCATTGCGTTGATTAAATACTTTGTAATATTTTTTACCCGTTCCATCAAATGCTTCTTCTCTACGGTCAGCTCCGCCATTCCAAGCATCATGGATTAATTTTGGATCTCCAGAAATGATACCTTTGATTAATTCACCAAAATGAGTTTGATCAGAACTAGGGCTGTTGTAATTAGCATTAGCTAAAACTTTTGATGCATTAATTCTGTCTTCATTTGTAGCTGTAGGTGCGGAAGCTTTAATTAACGTATTAACAGTTGGGCCATGTTGTTCGGTATGGTTAATTAAAGATTGCTTATTTAACTCTTGAATCAAAGGAGAATCTTCCCATCCAGATACAGGAGTAGCCGTATTGTTTTTTTGCAAAGGATTTTCTAAACCTTGCTGTTGTTCTGGCACTCCTGCCATTAGAGAATAATCTGTCATTTCATTACTCCAAATGCGGAAAATATATCTTTACTTATATCTGCTGACGGATCAAGGCTTGCGCCCATAGTGCTCATCCCGGTGTTTCCCATAGGAGATTGAGGAGCTATTGAATAATCAACTGATGTATCTGGTTGAGTTGATTTATCTACAACAGGAGCAGGAACAGCACCAGTATTACTACGAGTATTTTTAGGAGCAACACCACTAGAAGCGCCGAAAGGATTGTCTTTGTTATATCCCGCATATTGTTGCCAATCTCCATAACCACTACCTTGGGTTTGTTGAGTCATTTGCGGAATTGCTGGAAGAAAATTCATTTTTTATCCAATCTTAATTCCTGCGCCCTTTGAAGATCCAGATGAATTCTGGCCTTGAGTTCCGGCGTAGTTTGGTGTTTGTTGTGGCGCACCAAATAATAAACTTGCATATTGTGCATAATTAGACAAAGGTGCAGATTGATAATTAATAGCAGTACCCGCAGTACCAGGAGCATTTTGTAAGTTAGCAGTACCTGTACCTGATAAACCACCGTAACCAGTTATTGCATTGCCTTGTTGGGTTGTACCAGCATTTAATATGTTTCCGTAATTTTGACCCGCTTGTCCTTGTGCAGTATTTCCTGCGTTCAATAAATTACCATAATTTTGATTTGCTAAACCTTGTGTTGTGTTTCCTGCGTTTACTAAATTACCATAATTTTGACCAGCCTGACCAGAAAGCGTTCCACCTGAATTTAACAAGTTTCCATAGTTTTGACCCGCTTGCCCAGAAAGTGTTGCTCCGGTTTGTTGCAAATTTGCATAATTTGAACCCGCTTGATTCAAGCCTTGTAAACCACCAGTTAATAATGAATTTGCCGCTTGTGCTTGTTGTTGTTGTATTCCTGCTTGTGTTTGAGCCGCAAGTGAACCAAGCGTTTGTTGATTAATGTTTTGTGTTTGTTGGGCCGCTAAAGCATCTCTAGCAGAGCCTAATTGACCAGCTCCTGCAAATGCCGCTTCTTGCGCTACGTTTGCTCTTTGCGCCGCTTGTTGTGCTGGGGCTAATACTCCCGCTATTTGCGATTGCTCATACTGTGGACTAAATAAAGAACTAAGCGCAGATGATCCAAGGCTTGAATTTTGTAAGCCCTGTGCGCCTTGTGCATTAGCCAATTGCATTGCATTAGAAGCACCGCCACCTATTAAATTTAATCCTTGAGTTCCTTGGGCATTTGCTAAAGACGAACTTCCTCGACTTCCTTGATTTAATAAATTACTAGCCTGCCCTTGTTGTTGGTAACCTAATGCATTTTGAGCTTGAGAATTTTGGTTAAGTAATCCTGCTCCAGCAGAACCTTGGTATTGGCCTAAATTACTTGCTCCGCCTGCACCTTGGTTTAATAAAGAACCACCTTGATTAACTTGATTATTTGCAAGATTAGAAGCGCCACCACCTCCTTTGCCAGTCATAAGTTGACCACCAGAATTAGCGGCATTAGAGGCATTTTGCAAACCCGATGTACCACTTTGTAATGCGCCTGCACCAACACCCGCTTGAGTATTTGCTACATTTGTAGCTGTATTAGCGGCATTAGATGCGGCATTATTAACGCCACCCGCTTGGTTTTGATAAACTTGATTTGCACCCTGAGTTACGCCTGTAAGCGTGGGCAAATAACTTTGCAGAAACTGGTTCTGTAAGTTAATAGTTTGTATTTGCTCAGGAGTTAAGACAGCTTGCGTTGACTGATTACCTGATGATTTTCCTCCGCCCATAATTTTATCTCCTAATGCTTACCTGAACTTGAGTTCTGCGAGGCAGATGGTTGGCCTCCTTTTCCGCCGTTTCCACCAATCTGCTGAGAAGATCCTCCTCCGCCAGATTTACCACCGCCTTGAACTGTGTTCATGTATTGGTTAGGTTGCCCCATTATAGGCTGTCCAGAGTTTATTGGGTTTGTTACAACACCTAAACTGCTAGGCGTATAACCTTGTCCGCCCTTGCCTCCTGGCATACCCTGTTGACCACCATTTTGACCAGGTGCTAAAGA